GCAGATACTGCGTGACAGTATGACAGCAGAAGGCAAACGATTCTGGGCTGGAGATAACATTTCAGAATACGTTAAACCTAATATTAAAGAACAACTTATTGACGAAGCTACTGAAGCTTTTGAAGTTGTATTAGACACACTACTAATTGATCGACACAACGATCCTAACAGTCAAGGCACAGCAAGACGTCTTGCTAAAATGTATTTTAATGAGATTATGGCAGGACGTTATGACCCTGCTCCAAGTGCAACAGCATTTCCAAACGACAGCGATGATCGCTACGAAGGCATGCTAGTAGTGCGTTCAGAACTAAAAAGCATGTGTTCACACCACCATCAGCCAGTCACAGGCGTAGCATACATTGGTATTATTGCCGCAGACAAACTTATTGGACTTAGCAAGTACACACGTATTGCACAGTGGTGCGCTCGACGTGGCACACTGCAAGAAGAACTTGCAAACGATATTGCCCGCGAAATACAACTAGCAACTGATGCAGAAAACTTAGGCGTGTACATTCAAGCAACACACGGATGTTGTGAGAATCGAGGTATTATGGCAACTAGCAGTCTTACACAAACAACTGTACTTAAAGGTGCATTTGCAAACGACATGGGAACAAAGAAAGAGTTCTTTGACAACATTAAGCTACAACAGGAGTTTGCACGATGATTGAGTCTCCAGTATTTGAAAAGGGGTATCCGTCATATGAAGCAGTTAATAGGAAGCCAGCAATGAAACTAAGATACTCAGAAGCATTTTATAGCGTACAAGGTGAAGGTAAGTTTGTAGGAGTGCCCAGTGTATTCCTACGCACATTCGGTTGTAACTTTCGTTGCATGAACTTTGGACTTGGTAAAGATGAACCTAGTCGTGCTGAAAAGCATGAAGCAGGACAAAGATACAATCAAGAAGTAAAAGACTTGTTAGATGATGGCATTGTTGAAAAGACTGAAAAGTTTACAGACTTGCCTATCATTCATACAGGGTGTGATACTTATGCAAGTATCTATCCTGAGTTTAAAGACTTTAATAAACTTGCAGAAGTCGACGAAGTAGTTGAGCATCTGCTATCGCTTACTCCAGAAGGTAAGTGGACAATGGATAATGGTCAAGATATTCATTTGATTATGACAGGCGGTGAGCCGTTGTTAGCGTGGCAACGTCTTTACGTAGAGCTGTTCGAACACCCACGTATGCAGGATTTAAAAAATGTCACATTTGAAACAAACACTACACAACACTTACACGACGACCTCTACAACTATCTCAACGATAGTGACAGAATTACAGTTACATGGAGTTGCAGTCCTAAGCTCTCCGTTTCAGGCGAATCTTGGGAAGACGCTATTCGTCCTGACGTTGCTCTTAATTATTCCACTGTTGCTGGTAGTGACATTTATCTTAAATTTGTTGTTGCTGATCGTGCAGACATTGATGAAGCTGGGCGAGCTGTGCAAGCATATCGTGACGTCGGCGTTGAGTGTCCAGTATATTGTATGCCGCTTGGCGGACGTTCGGAAGAGTATGTTCTCAATGTTCAAGAAGTCGCGCAAGTCTGCATGGAAAAAGGATGGCGATTCACTCCAAGACTCCATATATCCTTATTCGGAAATGCATGGGGAACGTAAGAAACATTTTATGAATCAACAACATGAACGTGCAATGACTGCTAAAGTAGGCAAAACATATGACGAACAGGCAGCAGAGATTGAACAACGTATGATTAGAGCAAGGGAAGCAGGACTATGAAAAACTTTTTTAAAAAAATAACAGGATTAGATAAAGTTGAAGCTGAAAAAGCACAAGTTGAATCTGACAAGATGGAACTTCTTAAACAACGTGATCCTAAAGAATACCACACACGCAAGAAAGAGCCTTGGGTGAATGTTATTGATGTTAAAGTGAATGAAGAAAATGTTCGCAATGGCTTCTTTGAGCTCGATTGGAACAAATACTTTATCGCACAACTTGTGCAAGCAGGCTACGGTGTTGACAATGATCCTGAAGAAGAAATTGTTGATCGCTGGTTTCGTGACATCGTTTATAATATGTTAGAAGAAGAAGGACAGGATACTAATCGTGGTGCAGGATATATTAACGTTGTTCCTATTGCAAAAGGTAAATCAGAAGTTAGTTGACAACTACAAACAAAGGTGTTATACTATATTTAAATTAACACAATACAAGGTAATACAATGGCAACTTACGTCTTAGTAGACACAGCAAATACTTTCTTTAGAGCTCGGCACGTTGTACGTGGCGATATTGATACAAAAGCAGGTATGGCAATTCATATTACACTCAACAGTGTAAAGAAAGCGTGGACTGACTTTAATGCAGATCATGTTGTATTTTGTTTGGAAGGACGTAGCTGGCGTAAAGACTATTACGAACCTTACAAGCGCAACCGACAAGTAGCACGTGATGCACTTACTCCTGCACAGCAAGAAGAAGATACTGTGTTTTGGGAGCTCTTTGATGAGTTTAAAGACTTTGTTAGTGAAAAAACTAATTGTACTGTTATGCGTCACTCACAGCTCGAAGCAGATGATTTAATTGCAGGTTGGGTACAAGCACACCCTAATGACAATCATGTTATTATTAGCACTGACGGCGACTTTGCACAACTTATTAGTCCTCGTGTACGTCAGTACAACGGCGTTAGCAATACTACAATTACACACGAAGGTTACTTTGATGATAAAGGTCGTCCTGTAATTGACAAGAAGACTAAAGAGCCTAAGGCAGCACCTGTGCCTGACTTTATGTTGTTTGAAAAATGTATGCGTGGCGATACTAGTGATAACGTTTTTAGTGCTTATCCTGGTGTGCGTACAAAAGGCACTAAGAACAAAGTAGGACTTAACGAAGCATATGCAGACAAAGACACTAAAGGCTTTAACTGGAACAATATGATGCTACAGCGTTGGACAGATCACAACGGCGACGAACATCGTGTGCTGGATGATTACAATCGTAATGTAGTATTATGTGATTTGACTGCACAACCTGCAGACATTAGAGAGATAATTAATACTACTATTGCAGAAGTAGAGCCTAAAGAAATTACGCAAGTAGGCATGCGTCTTATGAAATTTTGTGCTAAATGGGATATGCAACGTATTGCAGATCAAGCGCAGTCCTATGCACAACCTTTACAAGCGAGGTACCCTAAATGACACTAAAAGCGAAACAAGTATTAAAAGATAAGTTCTGGATTATTGAAAACAACGAAGAACGCATTGGCACCATGTCGTGGAATGATGATCGTTATATGTTTTCTAGCGGTAACGGAACCTGTTTCTTTAATAACAAGCGACAAATGAAAACACGATTTGGATCGGATATCGTGTGGACTGATATAACTCCTGTATCAGTAGACACTAATAGTAAAGAAGACTATATTGTACACGGCTTTCCTACTAGTGTAAAACCGTTTAATACAATGTATGACGTAAAGAGAAAACTTCCGCTTTTTACAAAAAGTGATAAATCTAAGAGTGCATATTGCGCCGGATACTATATTATTCGATTTGATAAAGCATGGACCAAAAGTTTTTGTCCTAAATTAATTACTCTAGACAGGTATGAACATAAGGGTCCATTTAAAACAGAATTAGAAATGAGACAGGAATTACGCTGTGCAAAATCTTGAACCATTAAACACTATCCCTTTACAGCAATTTTTAAATGCTGTAAAGGCAGCTGAAACTAGTCGTGCAAGAGAAGTTAAACTTGATATTGCAACTGCTAAAAATCTAGCTTTTACACTTGGTGTAGTCATGAGTCGACTACACGGCGATCTTGAACTATTGGTTGCACAGTCTAAGACCAATGACGATGAAGTTATTCAAATTAATTTAGACGGCGGATCTAAGTTTTAAGTGCGTAGATAACTTTTAAAAAGATAAATATATGCGTAGTTAATTAAAAGGATTACGTATATGAGCAGACCAAAGCCAAAAGTAATATTAGAAAACATTGATAGCAAAACTTACAAAAGTGAGCAAGTTCTAGAAGCAGAAGCTATATGGGCTGTTTTTTATCAAGGCAACCCGTTTAACCTTAAAAGTGCAAACGCACTTACAAATTATCCTGGACCTAAGTATAAAAAGGTTAGCTTTAGTAATCCTGGACATGCACACAATCTTGCTAAAAAATTGAACGATATGTTTAAATGCAAAGATTTTGCAGTATTTAAACTTGTAGCAGGTAAATTGGTCATCGAAGAATGAACTGGAAAGAAACATACACCAAGTTGTTTCTAAAAGAACTAGGAAAAAGTGTTAACGAAGCAGCCGTAAAAGAATATATGCCCCTTTGGTGGAAAAATACTAGGGAAAAAAATCAAGGCGGCTTGCGTCTAACAGAAATGGGATTCGATGTGCTAACTCAAATAGACTTGGCAACATATGACATACCATATCCAAGAGATGTGCCACTATCCACTCAAGTAATTATCCATCTTGACAAGTTTATTGATTGTCCTTACTATCTTACAAACAGAAGTATTGTAGTAACGAACGAAAAGAAAGCAGTTGAACTTACTCTTTTTAGTGGCGATTTACGCAAATACGGTCTAACAAAGGCTATTACTAGGCAAAATAAATCCTAAATTACTGTTTTTAAACAAGTTCTTTTTTATAAAAAAGGTTGACATTTGCTGTAGATATGTTATTATATATGTATAGTTTAAATAAATGCACTGATGAACAAAGAGGAATACACTATGGATACTGCAACACGCACAGTTAGCCCGAACGGCGCAAAAGCAAGCATTAAGCATGCGCTTACAAAAAAACGTCCTATCTTTCTTTGGGGACCTCCAGGTATTGGTAAAAGTGATATCGTCGCACAGATCTGCGATAGCTTTTCTAATTCACACTTAATTGACATCCGTTTGAGTCTTTGGGAACCTACAGACATTAAAGGTATTCCTTACTTTGACAGCAACTCAAGCGCAATGGTTTGGGGTGCTCCTAGCGAACTTCCAAGCGAAGAATTTGCG